GCCTGGATTCGAACCGGATCAGCCATTATTCAAATACACCTTTGTCCCGGTTGTAACGGCGGATTTTCTGCACGTTCTGCTCATGCTGCTTTGCAAGGTCAGGATTGGTGCCGCCCTTCTGGAACTCTGGCAACGCATAGCTTTGGGTCAAGTCCTGCCCCGTCACAGGGTCTTGGACGTGATGCGCCTGATCATAATCGGTGATGATCTTCTGGACAGTGACCGGGTTGATTTTCTGACTCTTCGAAACAGCGTCCGCCGTCGCTGCCCGAATGGCATTGCCGACAGCGATATTGCGCTGTTCAATCTGGGCTTGGATGCCCAACGCGCGCTGGTTGAATGAGCCGCTGGTATCAAGACCGGGATTGGACTTGAGATAGTTCGACATCTCGAAGTTCGTGACGCGGCTTCCCATTGAGGACTTGGCCATTTCGCCAGCCATCTTGCGCTGGTACTTCGATAGGAACTCTTTGTCGGAAATATCCGCTTCACTGAATGGAGAGCCGAGACCCAACGCGGTTGCGCCGGCATTAATGGTTTTCAGCAAGTCAAGCTGTTCCTGCTGCCCAAGACCCCCCGTTGTGCCGCCGCGCTTTTGGATTGCGTCAACGGAAGCCTGCATCGCGGCAACATCGCGCGCGCGGTTTTGTGCCTCTTCGACGCCGTTCGCCAGACTTGCATGGGACTTACCCAGTCCTTCCGCAAGCTGTTGGTCATAGGTTGCGCCGCTATTCGGGTTGAAATTATTATTGACGTTCGTTGCGCCAGCCCGCGCCTTTTCATTCGACCATGTGGCGTAATCCATCGCCGTTTGACCGGCAGGCAAATGCGACTGGTAGTATTCATATTCCTTGACGCTGCCCGGCCGCTCCTCATGCGGGACGGCCTTTATTTCCCCGTTCGCGGAGTTTACCTGAATTGGCGTCCCGTCTGGGCCTACCGTTGTCCTAAATTGCGGCCCCAATTTCTGCTGTACAATCGTGCTGGCCATCTGGGCCGCCTTCGCCCGTAGATAGGGATTGGGGCTCGACAACATCTCTGTGATTTTGGCAGTCATCGGTGAAGCTGCCGATGGAGCGGCCGTAGGAGCAGCAGCCGAAATAGGCTGTGTATCGCCCCCCGCTGCCATAACCGGGATGGCGCGGCCATTTTCAAATTTGCCCATTGCCATGACGAGCTGTCGGCGGATGTTCGGGTCCGCCATGTTGATCCTGTCGCCAGGACCGACCCCAAGGTCTTTTGCCACGGTAGCGGCATAGATCGGAGTTGGGTTATTGTCGCTCGGAGGTGCCCATCGATTAACGATGCCGTTAACCGTGTTCAAGCCCCGCTTGGCATAGCTTTGCAATAGAGCATCAGCCGCCGCCGTGCCCTGATCCATGGAACTGAACTTGGCAAAGCGCCCATCTGAACCGGCAAACCCAGGCTGCCCCTGGGTGAAGTTTCCAGCCTCGATGTTCAGAGGGTTGTTATTACGAATGCCGCGCGGAATAGAAGTGCCGCCAGAAGAACTCGCAGGAGCAGGTGTAGCAGACGGCGTAGTCCCGCCGCTCAAAAGCGCGGCCATCTGCGAGGTCGCATCCGTCTGGTCTTGCGCGTCCTGATTGGCCAAATAGCCGCCCATGCCGCCTTGCACAACGCGCGCAAGCGCCTGCGTCCAGCTTCGGACCGGGCTAACGTCGGAGGCTTGCTGTAACAACTGCGCCGCCATCCGCTTTTTGAGATTGATGTCGGGGATAGCGCCGAAAAAGTCTTCCGCCATGTCCTAACCCCCAAACATTTTCATAGGCTTGAAGCCGCCACCGGCCCAGCCACCCAAGGCGGCGCCGCCAAGCCCTGCAAGCCCGCCCATAAAGGCGTTTTGCTGGCTGACTTGCTGATTGTAATTATTAGCAACGAGGCTGGAATAATCCGTCGGAGCAACCTGGGCCGTCGGCGTGTTGCTGACGAAATTGGGCTGCGAGACTTGGCTTCCGCTCATGAGCGCGCTGATCTCGTTGATGGGCTGGTTGCGCTGCGTCAAAGCCTCCTGTACCGCCTGATTATGACCGCTCAAGAGGAGCTGGTCATAGGCGTCATTGGCTCCCTGCGTGTTCAGCGCCGTTTCGGTGTTATAGGCTTCCGTTCCCGGCGTGATGCCACGGTTGAACAAGTCGGTTCTCAGCATATCGGCGCGACGGTCGAGCACCGGATCAAGCCGCTTGCGGCCCAATTCCATCAACCGCGCTTCGGTCGCATCGTTACTTAGATTGACCGGAGTTCCCAAGAGCTTGCCAATCGCCGCCGACTGGTCCACCCCGATCTGCCCGATGTTCTGCCGGGTTTTGGTGTTGAGGTTATAAATCGCCTGCTCGCCCGGACTATAGGTCTGGGTCGCCGTCCGAATAGGCGTTCCGTCCGAATTATACCCGTTGGTGGTATAGTTGACGTTGCCCTGTGGGGTCACCTGATTGACCGTATTCAGGTTGTTCTGCGAAATGGCCGAGTCTTTGTTGACCTTTTCTTGCGCAGTGGCAGTCGCCATCGGATCGGGAGGCGTGGGAGTCGAGACCATTATTTACTTTCCTTTAGCCAAGGGCACTCGTCCCGGCACATGCGATATTGAATAGCATCCTCGTTTCCGAAGCCCTTCTTGAGATAGGCTTCGAATTTAAAATGCTTGGTGAGAAGCTTGCGGGCTAGTTTGTTGGAACGGCGGGTTTTCAGCGTAACGCGGGAACAACCAAGAACATTGAAAACATGAGAAGCAAGAGAGCGCACCACACGAGGAGTGAAGGCACCCTCTCCAATCCCGGACAGGTCGATATTATGACCATCAAAATTATTGAGAACGACAGCACCAATAATGTGAGGTCGAGCATCGACAATGGCCATGCAAAGGAACGGCTCGGCAAACGTAACCTCTAACTGTTGAGCGGCCCATTCGGCAAACGACCTGTTCTGGTCGGGTGTCTCCGGGGCGAGGAGTTGCACTAGATGAACTCGCCGCGCTCATAGATGATATTGAAACCGTTCAATTGTACAACCGTGTCGCCCGTCAACGCGGTTTCCCAAAGTCCGGTACCCCAATTTGCAGTGTTCCAAGTCTGCAAACTCAGGTCGTCTCCCGTTTTGGACCGGAAATGAATCGAGGCGTTCTGGCCAATTCCGTTGATGGACGTCCAATCGGAAATGTTGCGGGATTCGGTCGGATAGACATCGGTGTCATAAACCGCAGTGTCGTAGAGCGCCGAAAGCGTAACCGCCGAGGTTGGCGTTCCCAGCGTGGCGTTGTCCTTGAAGTCGGTCGAAATGCCAATCGCAGGCCGGGTATTGGCATCGGTCGTCACAAGCGGCTGAATGGCGTTGTATTGCTTCAGAACGCCGGGTGATTTGAAATACTGGTAAGCCCCCTGCCCGATGGCATCGACAGGGACGGCCACGTCAATCGAGCCGGTATCGGCCTGATACACCACGCCATGATTGCCGCCGAAATACAGATTATCGTTGAAATTGATCCAAGTGTTGGCGTTCATTCCGGTAAACCGGCACCATGCCCCGGTCAGGGTGTTCATCACGTATTGATGCTGAACGTCGCCCTCGATAATGGGGACATTGAGGATCGCCCGCATCCCCTTGGGATAGGCTACCAGCTCCCAGCCGAAATGATCCTTGTAGGAACGGGCCGCGATATTCATGGCGGTATTGATATTTGCGGTTAACGACACCGCCGCGTCGGCACCTCTATCGACGCCCTTGGCGACCGAGAACGGTAACACGCCGTCAATCGTGACCAATGCCAGATCGCCCGCCACCTTGGTCAGGCAGCGATAGCCGATCGGGGTCGCCATGTCATAGACACCGACGAGGCTCCAGGTGGTGGAACTGGTCGGGTCGGTGCCTTGATAAACCGCCGCCTGTCCCCGACTGGAGACGAACACGGCGTAGTCGTCCGGGCCTGAGCCCGCGTCGTGGGTCCATGTCCCCATCGTGACTAGAAAGCCGCCCTTGCCCATGACGGAACCCAAATTGAACGGGGTCGCCGTGCCTTGGATCGAGTCGGTATTGAGATAGGCCGCCTTCATCGAGTCGGCGAGGCAGAACCACAGCCGGTTTTTGTGGACGTTGACGTTGATGATGCTGGACGAGGTAACCCCGCTAATAGACGGGTTAGCCCATACCGTTCCGTTGTACATCTGCGGGGTGTCGGAGCCGGAACAGGCCCACAAGTAAGAATTCCCGCTCGACGTGGTGTAGTTGACGGACTGCCAACGGTTGGAGGACAGCCCCGTGACGCTCGTAATCGTCCCGTACTGTTCCGACGTGACATCATAGATCGCGCCGCCGCCGATCGCGAATAGCTTGGCGGCGGCTGAAGTGGTAGCCTGATACTTCATGAGAGTATCTACTACCCCGGTACCTATGCCCCCGGCATGGACGATATGACCCCGCCGCACCTCGATATAGCCAGGCTGCGGGAACCAGTTGTCGAGCACAATTGCCCGATCCGATTTCATCGCAGCCAGCGGCGAAATCGCGTCCCAGCCGCCGACAGGAGCCGGAACCGAGGCTCCCGTGGAAACCCTGGAGCGTTGCTGATTACCCTTGAGCGGCTTCAGCATCAGAGGTTCCAAGAACCGTCTTGGACGAACGGAGCCCTGCGGCGGCGCGTGCCGATGTAGTAGCCCGCATTGAGGGTCCGCTTGCCGCCATCCCTTGCTGCGGCTTGCGTCACCATCAACTCATAATTCCGAAACTCTTCCGCGTAGTCGAAGCCCTGACCGGCCTTGAAGCGCCATACGACGCCCAAAGTCATCAATTCCTCTTCCAAAATTCCGGTATCGCTATCGGCCGTCCAAGCCGATTGTTCCACGCTGGCAACGCTCTGGCACCAATTCTTGGAGACGTATTCGAAAGCATAGCTGTCGCCTGCTGTCGGAACCGGCGTCACAAGGAT